CATCCATTCAAAACTGGTCAGAAGTTAATCTTTAGTAAGAGAGGAACTGCAAACTCTTTAATCGTTGGTGATACTGAACAAGCAGTTAATAACTTCAGTTTACCTAATGTAACTACTGATCAATCCGTTGTTTATGCAATTAATAAGGGTCAAAACTATGTTGGTTTAGTTACTCAGGTTGGTGCTGCAACTACTAGTGAGGGATTATTCTTTAAGGGTAATGAATCAGATGATTATGAATATCTTTTAGAGTCTACTTTTGAACAAGTTACTGGTGATATTGATAAAATCGTATCAACAGTTACTACAAATATTGCAATTGCAAATACAGAGTCTCATAGTTTATCAAATGGTGATGTAGTTTCTTTAAATGTAGTTCCAAATACCGTTGTTGGTGTAGGAAGTACTGCTCCACTTTCATTGATATACAATGAAGATCATGAGATTATATTAGTTAATAGAGTTGGATTTACTTCTGCAGGAATTGACACAACAACAAATCGTATCACAGTTCCAAGCCATGGATTTAAAACTGGAGATAAAATATTTTATGATGCAGATGAAGATACAAGTTCTGTTGGTGGGTTGCCAATTTCCTCTAGTTACTTTGTTTATGAGTTAAACAGGGATCAATTTAGTGTATCTAAAACTTTAAAAGATGTTCAAGTAGATCCACCATTATTGATTGGTATTTCATCTACTGGTGCTGTTGACCATACAGTTGCTGCAATTAATCCACAAATAGATGTAATAAAGAATTCTAAGTTAACATTTAATGTTTCTGATTCTTCTCTACTTGGATATGAATTAAAAGTATTTTATGATAAGGAATTTAAGAATGAATTTATTAGTTCTCAGGATAATAATAATTTCAATGTAAGTGGTGTAGGTACAGTTGGTGTTGGAACTGAATCAACAATATCACTTGCATTTTCAAAAACAACACCTTCTAGGTTGTATTATACATTAGAAAAATCTGGATATATCAGTACAGCAGACACTACAATTCCAAATTATTCAGAAATTAATTTTGTTGATAGTGCTTATAGTGGAGATTATAAGATTTTTGGTATAACTTCTGATACATTTAAAGTTTCACCAAGATCAATTCCAGAACTTCTATCATATAAAGAAGATCAATGCGATACAATTGAATATGCCACAGAATCTAACTCAGTTTCTGGTTCTATAAAAGAGATTAGAGTAATATCAAAAGGATTTGATTATAAGCAACTTCCAAAATTCTCATCAATTGTTAGTCTTAATGGAAAAAATGCTAATGTTGTAGCATTATCAACTTCCATAGGTAGAATTAATAGTGTAAGAATCGTTGATTTTGGATATGAATATTCATCAGATAGAACATTAAGTCCTGAAGCATTTGTTTCTCCAGTAGTTAGAATTGATGATTTAGATAGTATTGTTTCAATAACTGTTACTGATGGTGGTAATGAGTATCTAAGTGCTCCTGATATTATCGTATATGATCCTGAGAGGGATGAAATTATTGATGATACTTCATTATTAGCAGAAGTGCCATATCAGACTATATCTGAAGTTAAAGTAATTGCACCAATTCAGGGATTAAATTCAATAAATCATAGAATTATTACCATTAACAATTCAAATGGTATTGGAATTAACTCTATGGAGGGTGGTGGTTCAGGTATTGTTACTTGTACCTTAGAAACACCTATTGGTGGATTTAGAGTTTCTCCATTTGAAACTGGAGATGAAGTATTTGTTGAAGGTGTTGAATTATTTGGTGAAGCAGGTATTGGAACACAGAGTAATGTTTCTGCTGGTGTTGCTACTGGTGGAGATGGTTATAACTCAGCAAATTATCAGTTTAGATTCTTTAAGGTTCAAGAGTTTGTTAACTCAGATCCAGCAGTATTGAAATATAGTATAACTGGACTAACAACTAATCCAGGTATTGCAAAAACATTCCAATCTGGATATGCAAATATTGTCAATAAGAGAAATTATCCAATTCTTGAAGCTGTTCAAGAAAGAGGAGAGTTTATTATAAATGAACCACTACTTGTAGAGGAAAATAATAAATTCATTTCTAAAAATATAAAAATTGCTGACACAAGAGAAGATTTTATTAAAATTGATGGAACATTTAGACTTAAGGTTGGATATAGAATAAAAGGTGAAACTAGTAATGTTTCTGCAACCATAACATCTATAGTCGAAAATAAAGCAAGATTTGAAGTTGATTATGCAAATCGTCAAGAGTATGGATGGAATGATGATAGTGGTAAGTTAAATGAAGATATTCAGGTAACTCCAAATAATGATTATTTCCAGAATCTTTCATATTCTGTTAAGAGTCCAATAACTTGGGATAATTTTGTTGATCCAGTAAACAGATTAGTACATCCATCTGGACTGAAGAATTTTGCTGATACATCAATTGAAACTGTTGTTGGAAATGTTGGTGTAGGAACTAGTGTTTCATCAGTACCAGTTATTGTTGTTGATGTTTTAGGTGAAAGAAGAGTTGATACAATTAACAATTTTGATTTGGCAAAAGATTATGATACTAGAGGAAATAAATCTAAATTTGTTACTTTTGAAAATTTAAAATTAACTGATTATACAAAATGTAAGACAAATAGAGTTCTTCTTCATGATGATATTAGTAATAAGTTTTCAAGTAAAGGATTACAAGATTTATTTACAGAAATTGAAGAAATTGATAGTAATTTTGCAAGATATCTCGTACAGATAGTAGATGCAGACACACAGGATGCTCAGTTGTCCGATATGGTTGTATTAACTACAACAAATGATGCTTTCTTGGTAGAAAAGACTACTGATTGGACAAAGTATAAATTGGGTGATTTTGAAGCACTTTCCGATTCATTCCAAAGAAAGACTTTAAACTTCAATCCTACTGAGAGATATGATAGAGATCACGATATTAAAGTCTATAAGACAGATTTCACTACTAATAGAATTTCTGATGGAACAAATACTATAGGATCTCTTGATTTTAAGGCATCTAATGTTAAAGTTGCTATTGCTGATACTGATAGTAACAATAATGTTTCTGGATTTAATACAACAACTTTAGCACAATTTGATCATACTGATTTCAATGGATTCTATGCATCTGTTGTATTACAGGATGATATCACTAAAGATCTTAACTATGGTGAAATTGTTGTAGACTTTGATGGAACCAATCTTTACTATACAGAATCTTATATTGATACTTTAAATATAAGCTATAGTTCTTCTCAAGTTGGAGTTCTAACTGCTAGATTTGATGCTGGAACAATTTACTTTGAATGTGAAAATCAAACTAAGAGAGTAATTAATGTAAGTACAAATGTTGTTGGTTTAGGTACTACAACTGCTGGAATTGGAACTTATAGATTTTCAGTTCCTGGTCAACCTGTAGGTGCAGAAAGAAGTGGTAGATTAGAATCAACATACCATACTGGAACTTCTACACCAATATTAGTTACAAGAACACATAAAGATATTGATTCTGCAGTTAAATCTTTTGTCAGAGTATCTAATGAAACTGGTGGTTCTGCTATGCATCAGGTTGTTTCTATTCAAGATGGTTCTGATACAACAACTATTCAGTATCCATTTACAGGTGCTACTACTAGTGGTTTAGGTACATTTGGAACTGTTACTGTTGGTGACTATAATGAACTTAATTTCTATCCAGATACTTCACAAACAACTCTAATTGAAGTTCAGGCATACAATGAAGTTCTTAATACTATTAATGATTTTGCAAATGAACCATTATCCTTAAAATATGGACCTTTAGAGAAAGCTATAATCTTATCTGCATATGATGGTGTAAATGGAACTAGAGCAAACAAAGTTAATTTTGATTTAACATTTGAAGGAACTCCAATTTACAGTAAGATATTTAATCCTGCAGATCTAGTATTAGAACAAACTGGATTTAATATACCAAATCATTTCTTTAACAATAATGAAGAGATTAAGTATATTCCAGGATCTACTTTTGTAGGTATTGGATCTACTGCAGTTTCAATTGGTTCAACTGCTAATAATGTTGGTGTTGTTACTGATATACTACCTTCTACATTATTTGTTAAGGCAATTGATTCTAATAATATAGAACTCTATACTCAAAAAGAATATATCACTTCAGGTCTTCCTGTTAAAATAACTGGAGTTGGTGAAGGTAATGCTCATAAGTTTGAGATGACTAAGAAGTTATCTAAAACAGTTATTGGTTTAGATGGAATTGTACAGCAACCAATTACATTTACTGCAATTGAACATAATATTGATCAAGAGGGTGGTATTGGTATTGGAAATTCACAATTTGTTCTTAGTGGAATAAGTTCTGTTCAACCTAGAGATGTGTTGAAGATTGGACCAGAATATATGAAGGTTGAGCAAATTGGATTCTCAAGTCTTCCTGAAGGAATTATCAATAAAGCAGAAGATGTTGCTCTTGGAATATGTACTCTACCTGTTGTTAAAGTAAGAAGAGGATCTTTAGGTATTGGAGCAACAGAACACGCAGATGGTGCTGCTGCTAGAGTTCATAGGGGATCATTTAATATTGTTGATAGTACTGCTTGGTTCTTAGATCCACCAAAAGGAAATACTAGAGAAAGAAGGAATGAAACTAATCTTCCATATGTAAGAGCAGAATTTAGTGGAAGAACCTTCCTAAGACAAAATTATACAACCAATATGGTATTTGATGATATTTCAGATAATTTTACTGGAATAGGAAGAACATATACTATGACAGTTGGTGGTGCTAACACAGAAACTGGTGTTGGTATTGGTAATGGAATTCTATTCATCAATGGAGTATTCCAGACACCATTAACAGTTAATAATGCTGGAAATAACTATGAGTTTGAACAGGATACTAATGTTGGCGTATCAAGTGTAGTATTCACTGGTATTAGCTCAGAAAATGGTCAAATGATGCAATCTGAGTTTGATATTAACCAGAATCAACTTCCAAGAGGTGGTTTGATAGTTTCTATGGGATCAACACCTGGTCTTGGATACGCTCCTCTAGTTGGTGCTAAAGTTAAAGTTGAATCTTTTGAAAATACAAATAGATTTGCCAATAGGTCAATTAATGGTATTGTTGGTTTAGGTACTTCATCTGGTCTTACTATTGGTATTCAAACTGCTGCATACGATAATACAACTGGTATTATTACAGTTACTACTAATAAAGTACACGGATTTAGTTTAGGATCTCCCAATACTGTTAAGTTAAAGGGATTAGAATTCAAGTGTCCGACTTATGTTGTTGGTACACCAACTACAGGTACATCATATAATCCTGCAACAGGACTTCTAACAATTAAGATTGTCGACCATAATCTTACAACTGGAGATTCAATCAAGATTGATAAAGAAGGATTAACCTTTAGTTGTACTTATGGTAGTGGTGGTAATGATTCTTATCCAAGGACTACTGATCCTGCTTATGATAAGTATCTAACTGTTACTGTTGTAGATGCTGATACATTTACTGTTAATGTTTTACTAGGAATATCACCAACTAATACTGATACTCATACTTTTGTAGGTGCATCTCCTGATTGTATTCGTTCTTTAAATTATGTTGGAGTTACAACTTCATTCTTCCAAGATGAAAGATTGAATGCAAAAGATAAAGAAAGAGCATTACAATTAGTTGGTATTGTATCTGAAAGAAGTTTTGAAGTAAAAGTTGGATTAACCTCCATAGCACATATCTATCATGGTGGTGGATGGGCATATGAATTCTGGAATGATTTAACTATGGGATCTGGTTATCGTGAACCAGTTGCTATTGGAGTTACCGATATACTATATGACCATAAGTTTGTAAGTTCTGATAATGATTCAGTTACTGCAAATACAGGAACACAATACACACCATCAACTGTTGATTATCATTCAGAAAACGGTGAATTGGTATTGACTGTCGGAACACATAATTTACAGGCAGCAACAGAACACACTCCAGATAGTGTTACTTATAGTGCATCTACTGGTAAGATAACAGTTACAATGGCTGGTCATCCATTTGTTAATGGTGATTTAATTAAAATTAAGGATCATTCTATAGCACTTAAGTGTGAGATGGATAATTATGGATCTGTTCACAAATATCCTCGTCCTTCAGACCCAATAAGTGGAAAATGGGTTGCTGTTCAGAATAAGACTACAAATACCTTCAAAATTGATGTAGGAACATCACCAACAGTAACATTTACACCATCTGATGCTGATTATGATCCTGTAACTGGTTTGATGGAATTACACATCGGATCACATACATTAAGACCAGGTACAAGTATTAAAATTGCAACTAATTCTTTAGGATTTACTTGTGATGTTGATAATAACACATCAACTAAGACTTATCCAAGATCTTCTGATCCATATAATGATACTGCAATAAAGATTGAATCTGTAACAGATACTACTATTACTGTACAAGTATTATCAGTTCAACCCTCTACAAACACTGCTCGTCATACATTTGTCAGTGCTGTACCGAATTGTATAAGCACAGGTGGAAATTATACCCATCAGTTCGATTCAGTGGTACCAGGAGGCATTTTAAAGGCATCTAATACAGTTACTATTGTAGATAATTCACTAACATTTACTTGTTCTAGAGATAGTCATAGAAGCCCTCATACTTATCCAAGAACAACTGATCCAGCATCAGGACAAACATTAGGTGTTGAGAGAATTGCTAATAATAGTTTCACTGTTAATGTTGGTACTGGTGGTGGAGGTGGTAGAGGAGCTATAGTTGAGGCTAAAGTTGCTACAAATAAACATAAATTTGTAAGTTCTAGTGCAGGTAGTTTTACTATAGGTTCTGGTGGTGTTTTAACACCAACTAATGCTAAGTATAATCCAGCAACTGGTGAATTAACAGTAATAAAAACTAGTCACGGTGTTGGTGGTGCAACTACAATGACACCTTCAAATGTTTCATATAATGAAATAACAGGTGATCTAACAATTACTAAAGATAATCATGGATTCGCTCAGTTTGATACAATTCTTATTGAAGATAATTCATTAACATTCACTTGTACTAAAGATGGAAATGTAACTAGACATCATTATCCAAGACCTACTGATTATGCTAGTGGAAGATGGTTATTCATTACGAATGCTTCACTTAATGAATTTACAGTTAATGTAAATCCAAATCCATCATCAGAAAAATATCCACATACCTTTATACAACCAGCAATAAATGGATGTATTCAGAAATCTAATGAAACTGTCACGATTGCTTCAAATTCATTAGTGTTTACTTGTGAGCATGATTTACATCAGACTTTACACTCATATCCAAGAACAACTGACCCTGCGTTTGGTGTATCATTACCAGTAGGAAAAGCAACTGCTGATACTTTTAGAGTAATGGTAGGAAAATCACCTGCAGGAACAGGCGGTGCGTTAGATTTAGTTATTAAAGATCCTGGTGGAAAGTATGTTAACCCAGAAATTGAATTCCCAGATCCAATTTATGAAAATGTTCCTATTGTAGGTATTTCTAGATTAGGTGTAGGTAAGACTACAGATACTGGTAATAATCTTCTTATGAATATGGCAGTTGGTGCTGCTAGAACTAGTGTTGGTATTGCTAGAAGTATGTTTGAAATTTCAGAATTTGAAATTGCAAGACCAGGACATTCGTTTAAGATTGGTGATAAGTTTAAACCACAAGGATTGGTTGTTGATAAGAGATTGCAAAAACCATTACAAGAGTTTGAACTTGAAGTTGTAGAGACATTTAGTGATTTCTTCTCTGCATGGCAATTCGGTGAATTAGATTTTATTGATAGTATTTCATTGATGCAAACTGGATCTAGAAGAAGATTCCCATTATTCTTCAATGGTCAATTATTATCATTTGAAGTTGATGAAGAATCTGCACTATCAGATCAAATAGATTTAAATGCGGTATTGTTGATATTCGTAAATGGAGTTTTACAAACACCTAATATTTCATACCAATTTGAAGGTGGAACTACATTTACTTTCACTGAAGCACCAATGGCAAGTGATAAGGTGGATGTATTCTTCTATAAAGGAGAAGAGGGTGTTGATATTGAGATAGTTGATGTAAATGAAACTATAAAAATTGGAGATGATATTCATATTATTAAACATCCAGATTTCTTAAATCCAAATGTAGAACCATTTACAGAGACTCAAGAAAAAGATAGACCAGTTAAATCTATATTGGGATCTGATTTAGTTGAAACAACAGTTTACACTGGTATTGGAATAACAGAATTTTATGCTAAACCATTAGATTGGACTAAGCAAAAAACTGATTTCTGGATTAAAGGTGATTTAATTTCAAAAGCAAGAGAACAATTAGAACCCCAGATTTATCCAACAGCAAAGATTATTGCAAGTGTAGGATCTACTACAGGATCTACTACAGCAGAAACTGATGGAATATTTGTAGATGATGCCGAATCATTCTTCTATGAAGAAGCACCATTACATCTTAAAGTAGAAGATAGATATGGAGTTTCTATAGAATCTGTTGACGCATTATTACTACCACCTGCTAACTTTATAGGTGCTGCAATTACTGCAATAGTAAGTAATAAGGGTGATATTGAATCATTAGTAATTAATGAAGAAGGTAATGGATATGTTGGTGCTGCTATTACATTATCAATCTCTGCTCCAATTGGAGTTGGTATTGGAACAACTGAAAGAAATAAGTATGCAGTTACTGGAATTTCAACTTTTGCAGAAGCAAATGCTACAGTAACTGATGGGAAAATTACTGGATATAACATAACAAATATTGGTTTAGGTTATACTCATTCCAACCCACCACAAGTTGTGATACCAGATGCATATTATGGATCTGAAAAGATATTGGAAATAAAGAATGTACAAGGATTTGCAGGTATTATTACTGGTATCTCCACATCAGCAGGAACAAATGGTCATCCATTGGCACTAAGATTTGCTTTCCGTGCAGATAAACCAACAACTGACTTGAAAGCAGGACATTATGTTTATATTTCAGATACACCATTTACTGTTGGTGGAGCAAAAACTGATGCTGAATACTTACCATTTAATGATGGATCAATTCAACCAAATAATAACAGATTCATTGCTGGTATAGGTGGAGATCCAACTACATCTGTTGATAATAATGATAGTGAGATTATTGCAATTGGATCAGGATTTATGGATAACATCTATAAGGTTTCTGAAATTGCATATACATCTGGTGAAAATGGTGAGATTGTTTGTAATATAAAAAATACAAATGATGTTATTGCTGGATTAGCTGCTACTGGATTCCATGACGCAGGTGGAGTTAATATAGACGAACCAACTAATATTGGTTTGACTACAACTTATGGAAAAATATCATGGGGTAGATTATATAATGCTACTAGAGCAGATTCACCAATCTCTTTAGATGTTACTGGGTTAACTGTTGATTCTGGATTAAGCACATTCCCAACAATTCAAAGAAGAAGTTATGCTAGATCTTCTCTGAAAGGTTTGAGGAATACTGGTGCTATTAGGATTCAAATAAGTTAATCAATAATAACGACTATAAATAAAGAAAAAAAGTCTTAGTTAATAAAAATGTCGGCAATTGTTACTGATCAATTTAGAATTCTGAATGCGAATAACTTTGTAGAATCAGTAGAGTCTGATGACAATTCTTATTACGTTTTCATTGGATTATCAAATCCAACAACAGTTGGATTTGGAAGAGATACAAACTGGAATACAAATACACCAGATCCTGTAGATAATTTTTCTAGGCATGCTCATGTTGGCGACACCATGATGTATGGTAAGAAAATTTCTTCTGCTAATATTAGAAGGATTATCAGAAGAATTGACTGGACTGCTGGAAATCGGTATGAAATTTATAGAGATGATTATAGTGTAAGTAATCCAAGTCCTATAAAAGAATCGAGTCGATTATATGGTGCAAATTATTATGTAATGAACTCAGATTTCAAAGTTTATCTTTGCATTTCTAATGGATCAACTGGTGAAAATCCAAAAGGTAATATTTCTCAAGATGAACCAACATTTACTGATTTAGAACCTTCTAGAGCTGGTACTAGCGGAGATGGTTATATTTGGAAATATATGTATACAGTATCTCCATCAGATATACTTAAATTTGATTCTACAGAGTATATTACTGTTCCTAATGGTTGGGCAACTAGTACAGATGCTCAAATTAGAAGTATACGAGAAAATGGTGATTCCATTGTAAATAATAATCAAATTAAGCATGTATATATTGATAAGGCAGGTGGTAAATATGCTGATGGATTAGGACAAGAGGTTAAAATTATTGGTGATGGTGAAGGTGGAAAGGCAAGAGTTGATATTGTCTCTGGTATAGTTAAGGATGTTACTGTAAGTTCTGGTGGTAAAGGTTATAGTTATGGTGTTGTGGATTTAGGTGCTTTACAGGATACCCAACATCCATCAAACCAACGGGCAAAATTAGTTCCTATAATTCCACCATCTCTTGGGCATGGTTACGATATCTACACTGAATTGGGAACAGATAAGGTATTGATATATGCTAGATTTGATGATTCTACAAAAGACTTTCCAACAGATACAAAGTTTGCACAAGTAGGTATTGTAAAGAATCCAACTGAAGTTGGAACTGCCAATACTTTTACTGGAACGACTTTTTCATCTTTACATGCTTTTAAATTTAAAACTGTTAATGGTACTCCAACCATTGGTGAAGAAATAACACAGGATATTTCCGATTCTAATGGTGATCCTCAAAAAGCCCGTGCTTATGTTGCTTCATATGATAAAGAAACTCAAGTTATGAAGTATTTTAGAGATAGATCTCTAAATTATACCACTACAAATGATCAGACTGATTATGCTGGTATTTCAACTAGTGGTCAGATATATTCATTTGAATCTACTGCTAATGCTGTTAAGGGAACAAGTTCTACTTTTTCAGGAACTATTGATACAGGGTTTACTGGAATTAGTACAAATCCATCTGGAACAAAGTTGATTAATTTAGAAACCACCTTCAATGAGGGGCTATCTAAACCTGAGATAAATAAAGGATCGGGGGAAATTGTTTATCTTGATAATAGACCTTCGATTGCTCGAAATACTCGACAAAAAGAAGACGTTAAAATCATCCTGGAATTCTAAAGAAAAATGCCACAAAAGACTAACTTAAATATAAGTCCTTATTATGATGATTTTGATAAGGCAGATAACTTTTATAAGGTACTGTTTAAACCTGGATATCCAGTTCAAGCAAGAGAATTAACAGGTTTGCAATCAATATTGCAAAACCAATTAGAATCGTTTGGAAGTCATATTTTTAAAGAAGGTTCAATGGTTATTCCTGGTGGAGTAACTTACGATAGTACATATTTTGCTGTAAAAGTAAATCCCGATCATTTGGGTATTGATGTTACAGTATATCTTGATGCAATAATTAATAATAATGATGGTAAGGGAACTTTAGTCCGTGGACAAAATTCTCAAATATTAGGAACTATCAAAAATTATATTCTTCCACCATCTGAAGGTGTTGATGATATTACTCTATTTGTTAAATATAAATCTTCTGGGGATAATAAGGAAAGTCAAGCATTTCCAAATCAAGAAATATTAACACTTGAAGAAAATATTACTTATGGTAATACTACATTAAATTCTGGAGAATCTGTCTTAACATTGGTATCTGAAGATGCAACTGCTGTTGGATCTGCTGTTGGTGTTGATCAAGGTGTGTATTTTATTAGAGGTACATTTGTAGATGTAAGTAAGTCTCTTGTAGTTCTTGAACCATATAATAATACACCATCATATAGAGTTGGATTTGAAGTATTAGAGCAAGTTATTAATGCTAATGATGAACCTTCTTTAAACGATAATGCTAAAGGATTTACTAATTTTGCTGCACCAGGTGCAGATAGATTTAGAATATCGGTCAAATTAACTAAAAAGGCACTATTAGATTATAACGATACCAATTTTGTAGAGCTATTAAGAGTACGAAATGGTGAAATAAAGAAATTAGAGAATAAGTCTGTATATTCAGAGATTAAAAAATATTTTGCTAAAAGAACATATGATGAATCTGGCAACTATGCAGTAAATCCATTTAGAGTAAACATTCAAAATTCATTGAATGATGAGATTGGTTCTGATGGATTATATGTAGAAGGTCAAAAGACTGATGAAGGTAATGATCCTTCAGAAGATACAATGTGTGTTAAGTTGTCACCAGGCACAGCATATGTTAGAGGATTTGATGTAAATCTACCAGGAACAACTGTTTTAGATGTAGATAAACCAAGAGATACTAAGAGTATTAAAAATTCACCTATCCCATTTGCAATGGGTAGTTTATTGAGAGTAAATAATGCTCAAGGATCTCCTTACATTAATATTGGTTCTGCTGAGAGTGGTGGTGCTAATGTTATTCATTTTTATAGTAGAAGAATAAGAGCAATTGAAGCAAAAAGTCAAACTACTGATGAATTAGGTGCAAAAGTTGGTGAGGCTCGTGTTTATTGGTATGGTCTTACTGATGATTCTTACAATGGTGCAGCAACTCAGTGGGATTTATATTTGTATGATATACAAACTTATACTTATCTTGAAATAAGTAATCCAGGTACAATTACTAATATTGCACCAGTATCATCATATATTCGTGGTTTAAGTAGTGGTGCTACTGGATATGTATCTGGAACAAATGCAAATGAGTTAGTTTTATCTCAAACATCTGGAACCTTTATTCAAGGAGAACAGTTAAAGTTTAATGGACAAGATATAGCCTCTAATTCTTCAGTAATTAAAGTTACATCTTATACTACTGATGACATTAAATCTGTATATCAAGATGCTAAGACACTTTCAAGTAATAAACTATTAACCCCATTTGCTGCTGATTCTGTTCTATATGATAGAATTTTACCAAATTTCTCCGCCTTTGACAATTTAGTAATTGTTGGAGATTCTACTGGAGATACTGGAACTGGAACTGTATCTAAAAGAAGATTTTCTGGTCAAGTTGGATTAAAAACTGATTCTATTGTTGGATATTCAACAAATACTGATGGTGTTCAATTTGAAACCTTTAATAGAGTACATTCAATTCAACCTGATGGTGATTGGATATCACTTAGACCAGTTGGTATTGTAACAGGAATAATGAATGGTGAAATTGTTTCTGGAGTAACAACTTCAGGAATATTCCGTATTAAATCACCTAAAATTCTCAAGTTCAATAATTCTGGATTATATGCTAAATTACCTAAGAGAAATGTTTCTGCAGTAGATTTATCGAACTCAACATTATCAATATCTCGTCAGATAACAGGAAAAGCAACATCTGCTAGTGGTAGTATAACTTTAACAACTCAAGATGCTTTAGATGGATCTTCAGATAATGGTGCAATTGGTATTACTAGTGCTTTCTTTGAGACATTTGATCAAGAAAGATATTCTGTTGTTTATGATATTGATGGAGTACCAGAAAAATTAAGTTCAGATAAAGTTACTATTACTAATGATGGTAATGATTTAGTATTTATAGGTCTTTCTAGAAATAGTGCAAATGTAACTATTAACACAACATTAAAGAAAATAGGTCTTAAAAGTAAGTCTAAAGATTATATTAGAAGTAATAAAGTAGAAATAACAAGAACTGTAGGTGTGTCAACTAATGCACAACTAACTCAAAGTAAATTCTATGGTCTAAGAGTTGAAGATAAGGAAATATCATTAAATGTTCCTGATGTAGTAAAGATTCTTGCAGTATTTGAATCTAAAGATACAAATACTCCTAGTTTAGATAGATTGACATTTGTACAAGGTTTAGCATTAGATACAAATTCTATAATTGGTGAAAAAATTGTTGGTAATAAGAGTAGAGCAATAGGTCAAATTGTTAATAGACCTTCTACTAATGAAATTGATTTTGTATATCTTAATGGAAATACATTCTCACCTGGTGAGACAGTTAACTTTAAAGAGTCCAATATAGAGACAAATATTCAAAAAGTAGTTCCTGGAAACTATGTGAATAGAACATCTAATTATAGATTGGATAAGGGACATAAGAAACAGTATTCTGATTATTCTAAGATAGTTAGAAAGGCAAATGCAGGTTCTCCTTCTAAGAGATTGCTTATTATATTTGATAAGTATCAAGTTCAGAGTGGAAATAATGGTGATTTATTCACTATAAATTCATATACTAAGGATAGGTACACGAATGATATTCCAAGTATAGGAAGAACTAGAGCAAGTGATATTCTTGATTTTAGACCAAGAGTAAATGAATTTGATCCATCAACAACTAATGCATCTCCATTTGCGTTTTCATCAAGAAGTTTTGAAACAACAACTAGATATGTTGTTGCTCCAGATGAATCATCAATTGTTGGGTATACTTATTATCTACCGAGGATTGATAAACTAGTAATTAATAAATTTGAACAAGTAAAACTTATTAAGGGAATCTCTGCTGAAGATCCAGCACCACCTACTGAGGTTGGTGATTCTATGGAAGTTGCTGAAATCACACTTCCTCCATATCTTTATGATCCTATAACTGGTCCTAATATCAAGTTATATGATAATAGAAGATTTACCATGAGAGATATTGGTAAAATTGAGAAAAGAGTTTCTAATTTAGAAATAATGACTTCTCTTACTGCTCTTGAATTGGACACTAAATCATTATCAGTAACTGATGCTGATGGATTAGATAGATTTAAGACTGGATTTGTTGTAAATGATTTCAAAAATAGAGATTTTATTAACACCAATCGTGAGCAAGGATCTAGATGCGAGATTGATGTTGTTAATAAAGAATTAATCAGTGCTGTTGATTTCTGGTCACTTCCTGCTGAATTGGCATTTGATCCTTCTATAGATCAAAATGTCGTAGATATTTCATCTAATTTAAAACTTTTAGATCCTAATTGTAAGAAAACTGGAGATATATTAACATTAGATTTTGAGGAAGTTAGGTGGATTGAACAACCACAAGCATCTCAAGTTGAGAATATTAACCCATTTGAGGTTATAGTATATGTTGGTGGTATTATTCTTGATCCACCATCAGATAATTGGACTAGAACAATATATGTTGAGGGAACTCATAGAACAGAATCTACAGGTGCAACTTGGGCTGAACATCAAAATATTGTTTCTGATACGAGCCAATCAAATACTGATGTAACAGTAACTGAAACTGAAATCGAGGCTGATCAGGATGAGTTTGAAGGTAATCATAGAGATATTACTACAACTAGAACAACAACTACAACAAGAACTGTAGAAACTTCATTTACTAATACATTAGAGAATGCAGGTAGAGAGTTTGATTATGTTGAAAGTATTAAGATTAGTGGTGCAACTGATCCATTTATGCGTAGTAGAAACGTTGCATTCAATGCAAATGGATTAAAACCAAGCACAAGGCATTATGCATATCTTGATAGTGCTGCTCCTGATATAACACCTAAAGTAACTGAAATTCAAATGAGTTCTGGTTCTTTCCAGAATTATGAACATGTTGATGTATATGATGGTAGTAAATTGGTTGCTACTGTTATAGCAGTCCCACCAAATCATAAGTATGGTGATACTAACGTTATTAGACTTCCTATTGTAGGTCCTTTTGATAGCAGTCCATATACTATGCCAGGTAATGATGGATCAGCCATCGTTGGTAATACTATGCAAAATGAGCAGCAAATTAGAGCATCATTAACTTCTAGTGGTGTAAGTGTTGTTGGTGGAACCACTGAAAAATATATGGTAGATATATTTGATAGTTCAAGACCAGCACCATCTGATTCATACTCTGCTACATCTAAAATATTTAATTGTGATGTAAATGAACTTGCAAATAGACCTAGTCAAGGTGGTTATATATCCGAAGGATTTACACTTATAGGAAATACCAGTGGTGCATCAGCAATAGTAACGAATGCAGGATTATTCTCTGATAATTGGGGAGATTGTTTAGGTGCAATATATTTCAGAAATGCAAATCTAATACCAAAACCATCACCTTTGTTTAGAACAGGAACAAAGACTTTTAAATTAACTGCTGCTTCTGTAGGAACAACAGTACTTCCAGGTAGTACTGCATTAGCTAGTGATGCTTCTACAAGTTATCATGCTACTGGAACTATCCTAACTCAAGTAACAAATACTGTCGGTGTTAGGAATCCACCTGCACCTGCACAGAGACCAAATGAAATTAATACTACTGTTAGTGTTAATGAAGAATCTTCAACACGAAGAATAAGGGCTCCTTATAGAGATCCTTTAGCACAATCATTTACTGTTGATGAATCTGGTGCATTCTTAACTTCATTTGATGTTTACTTTGCTAAGAAAGATCCAAATGCTAAGGTATTTGTAGAACTTAGGACTGTAGAATTAGGAACACCAACAGGTTGGCTTGTTCAAGATTATGCTCAAGTGGCAATTAATCCGAATAATATACAGACTTCAGATGATGCTTCTATTCCTACTAGGATTAAATTCCCATCACCAATTTATTTGGAAGCACAAAAAGAATATGCCTTAGTATTCTTATCACCAGGATCTGATCAATATGAAATGTGGTGTGCAACAATGGGTCAAAAGACTGTTAAAACATCCAATTTACCTGATGTTGAAAGTGTTGTTGTTACTAAGCAATATATTGGTGGTAGTCTCTTTAAATCTCAAAATGGTAGTATATGGACTCCAAGTCAGTATCAAGATTTAACATTTACTCTTTATAAAGCAGAATTTGTTCCTTCTGGTACAGTTACATTCTATAATACTCCAGTTGAGGCAGGTAACGAAAATACTCAGATATTATCAGATAATCCTATTAGAACACTTCCAAGAAAATTAAAACTTGAATTAAATTGGCCAGGTGCATCATATACTGCAGGTCAAGAAGTTTTTGTTGGAGTTGGAAGAAAGATTAGTACTGGTGCTGTTGGTGATAGAGAAGATGATAGTATTACAGGTATTGTTGAAAAAGTATCTGCTCCTATTGCACTTGGTGTTGATGCGGTTACTCTCGTTACTGGTGGATCAGGGTATGTATTTAGTAATTTAAATGGAGTCAAGTTAAAGACATTAACTGGTGGTGGTAGTGGTATTACTGCAACAATAACATTAACTAATGGAGTAATTACTGATATTGATGCTTCTTCTGGTAATGCTGGTACAGGATACTCTGTTGGTGATGTTCTTACTATAGATGAAACTGATAGTAAGTATACATCTGGTATTGGTGCAAAATTCACTGTCGATGCTGTAGTAGCAAAACCAGACACTCTATATCTAACAGATGTTCAAGGTGAGAATTTCATTACTAGTGAAACTATAGTACATTATGGAAATTCAAATAATGATACTAGAACCGTTCTTACTGGTGTAACTGTAGCATCAGATTCAGTTCCTACAAGTGATATTAATACTGGTAATGTTATAGAAGTGGTTCAACCTAATCATGCACATCACGGTGGAAACAATATTGTTAGTATTAAAGGTATAGAACCAGACACAATATCTACAGTAACAAAATCAGACCTATCAAAAGATGCAACACTAGTATCAGTTGCAAGTACATCATCATTTGCCAGATTTGCTGGAGTTACTACTGATAGAGGAGAAGCTTTATTAGGATCTGAAATTGTTAATTATGTTATTGGAGAAGGTCAACTTAATATTACTAGGGGAATTGAAGGTTCTTCTGCAGTTGAGCATCCAGAAGATACTAAGATTCAACCATATGAAATAAATGGATTCCCATTAGCAGGTATTAATACTACATTTAATTTACCTACAAATACAACTCTAAAATCTTCATCTAATATAGACAATTATTACTTAGAAATTGATAGAGGAACAAGTGATAGAGTTAGTGGTAAGAATATGTTATGTTTCACTGATGAGAAAGCAATAGGTGGATTAACTGTAGATATTTCTCAAAATCATCAGTTTAGTACATTATCACCACAATTTAATATTGTTACACCTGGAAAAGGAACTCGTGTAAATACTTCTGTCAGAACAGTAAGTGGAACAAGTGCTGATGGAAATGAAGTATCATTTATTGATCAGGGATTTGAACCAACTACTTTGAATGAAACGACATTCTTCCCAACACCTAGATTAGTTGCATCTAAAGTTAATGAGATTCAAAGATTGGAAACTTTACCTAAGAATAAATCCTTAACTTTGAAAGTTGATATGACTTCAACAGATAAGAATTTATCTCCAATATTGGATATTAAAAATGCAACCTTTATTTTAGGTAGAAATAAGATTAATAATCCAGTTGGACAAGATGGATATGCATCTGATATTGGAACTACAGAATTAAGTGGTGATCGTCATGGATCAATCTTTGTTTCAAATAGGGTTAATCTTAAGCAACCTGCAACTTCAATAAAAGTTTTAGTTGCTGCTAATCGACAACCAGAAGCAGATTTCAGAGCATATTATAGATTGTTTACTGCAGATTCAACTGAAGTTAATCAAGGATATAGAGCATTCCCTGGTTATAAGAATCTGATTGATACTGATGGTGATGGTTTTGGTGATGAAATTATTGATGTTAATTTAAATGATGGTAGACCAGATGCCTATGTTCAACCAAATGGTTTAAATGATTTCTCAGAATATCAATTTACTATAAATGATTTGGAGCAATTTAGTGGATTTACTATCAAGATAGTAATGGCATCCACGAACGAATGTGTTCCTGTTAGATTAAAAGACTTTAGAGCAATTGCCTTAGCGTAATGATAACTTTTCAAGAATTTTTAATATTATGTGAGGGTGGTTTATCAAGATCACTTAGCAAATCAGAAACTCATGATACTGGACATATATCTCCAGATCGTGGAGATGATGAGAGTGAAAATCGTAAAAAAAGAAAAAAACTTGAAAGTGATTTAAAAAGAAAAGGTATTGGATTTAAAAAATCAACTGGTAAGTATAAGTATGATGATGGTTCTGATGCCCGTGAAGTTTCTTACCATACAACAAGACCAGAAGGAATGTCAAAAAGAAAGTTTGGCAAGACTATGAGGAAGTTTGGTAATAAATATGGTCAGGAGTCTATTATTACTAAAAAAGCAGGTAAAAGTGCTAAATTACACTACACTGATAAGAGTGGAAGAAAACCTGATGATATAGGAAAGGCAAAAGCAGGTAAACATCCAGATGGTTATGGGGAAACTGGCGAAAAACGCCAGAGAGGTTCTAAATTAAAAGACAAGAAAAAAGATAGGGATTTCCACTACTCATGAAAACTTTTAAACAATTTAACGAAGAGTCAAAGCAAAAACTTGATGAAGCATTGCCTTTAGCAGCAGCAATACCAGCACTAGTTAAGTTTGGTAGTGCAGCATTGACAGCGTATTCTGCTGGTTCAGCAATAAACAATGCTAGAAAAGGTAAATGGGGAAAAGCAGGACTTGATGTTGTTGGTGCAATACCAGCTGGTAGGGTATTCAGAGGTCTTAAAACATTGGGTGCTGGAAAAAGATTAGCACAAGCAGGTTCAGCAACTCATAGTCTTACAAGGCACGGAACAGATAATGCCTTTAGTAGAGCATATGGAAAAGTATGGGATACAGGAGCTAAAATGCTTGGATTTGGGGGTGATGCTAAAGCAAATAATAAGACTAATACTAAGACCAATACAAATACAAATACTAAGACTAACACAACCACTCCTTCTAAAGTAAAGGGTCCTGCTAAAACTGCTGCTGGTAAACTTAGATTAGCAAGTGGTAGAATAGCGAGTTAATATGAAAACATTTAAGCAATTCATAACTGAATTAGACGCAAAGAATAGTATTGAAAGGTTACATCCTTTCAAAACTATGAAAGTAGGTGGAGTGAAGGATGGTAAATTTAAATACCCTCATCATTTGAGGTTATTTAAAAAAGTTATGGGTAAAAAGAAATTTGGTAAGGATGATTCAATCCCTACAAAATCTATAACTGACCCCAATGTTAGGGATAAGAACAATGACAATACAAATCCTATTAAAAAAATAAAAGTATGATACCAGTTGAAGGACATAAAAATCTGTTTCGTGATCCAGAAACAGGTGCGATTTTAAATTATGATTCAAAAGGATATGCCCAATACAATACTAAAAAAACTAGAAGTGCTGATCAGAAAGCAGAACTGGATGAGATGAAAAAAGATATTGATGAGATCAAATCTTTATTGCAACAGTTAGTTAATAATAAAATATAAATAATAGATAGATTCTTGAATTGCTTACATAAATGGCAGATATTAAGGTCAGAGTAGGGCAACAAAATGCCGT